CTAATTCAGTCATTGTTAAACCAGTAGCAAACCACTTAATATCTGATTTAAAGAATTTATCTGATATTTCATCTTTAGATAAATAAAAGTTGACAATATTCTCAACTAATTTTATTTTTTGTAAATTTATTTCTTGCATGATTAATACTCACATTCAAGAATTTTTCTAAGCATAACCTCATCATTCATAGCTACTGCTTTCTGAATGTTGATGTTATCCATGTATTCATTACAGTCAATTAGATATTCACCCATTATTGACTGATAAATTAACCCATTCATGGGTTTAGGTTTTTTGGAAAGTGTCATAAGAATTTATATGATATAAGAATATTATATACTTAAAAGTAAACTATTGTAAACCATTCAACTAATTATATTTTTCTTTCAAATTTAAAAAAATAAATCTATTATTTTGTTCAGCACTTAATTTTATGTTTTTTAAAATTAAATCACATAATAAAAAATATTCTTTTTTCTCTTTTTTATTCAACATTCAATTTGAGAGTCAACTAATATCTTTGTTCTTTTATAACATTCATCATAATCAGCGTAACCCTGACACCATTCATAATATTCTGAATTAAATTGTTGCCAAAAATAATCCCAGTAATCATTTACTGATACTTTAATTTTTTTATTCATTTTTTTATTCTCCTTTTAAACTATCAATTAATAAATTTTTCTTATCTTCGTCTAAATATTCATTATGGAATCTAGTGAATAAATTATAAGTATCATTATTAAATAAAATCTCTTCGCCTAAGATATAAGCCAACATATTAGCTACGGATTCACTACAGCTTAAATCCGTTGTAACTTGTCCGAAGTTACTTTCTTCATATTCTTTTATTTTATCAATAGCATTAAAGATACTATCTTTTTTAAGCCATTGTTCCGCCCGCCATGTTCCAATTATAAAATAATCTTCATTCAATAAATAGTGATGCAAGTCACTTATATGCTGATCTAATCCAACATCATCTGTTAATTGGTCTATGATGTAATTTTTTACATCTTGTTTTAGTTCGTACATTTTGGAAGGTAAATAGATATACATTAGAATTATAACATCATGCTAGTAAAAAAGACATTCAATTTAAAAAATTCATTCAATATTTAGCCATTCAATTAAATTTTCATTCAATGCTTAAAAATTCATTCAATGTCTATTAATTTTTTTTATTATTAATTATTTTTTTATTTTTTTTATTTTTAAAAAATTATTTTTTATTTTTCAAAAAAATTTTAAAAAATTTCAAAAAAAAATTTATCAAAAAAATCTCCAGAAATAAAAATTAATTTATCCTGGAGTTTTTATTTTAACTTATTTTTTTAATTAGTTTTTATTTTGTATTGTTCTTTTAATGGTCTTAATTTTTCTCTCCATGTCTTGTAATTATGTTTACAGGAGAAATATCTATTAAGAGCTTTAACCGCTCCTGATCTTAAAAAAGGAGTATCTCTATTTGTATTTTCTCCTACATAAAGCATGGAGAAAATTCTTATAAGAGAATAAACTGGAATCTCTACAGCTCCATTTTCAGTATTGAAAGTTTGAGTTGTAGCATAGGGATTTTCAATAACATATCCTGAATTTTGTATGTCTTCAGGATTATTGAAAATAACTTTAGTTTTTAATTCTGACATTGTTTTAATAATGGTTAATAGTGTTTTTTAAAAAGATATATATGAGGATGGTTAAACATCCCCAAATTATGAAAGTAGTCATAATAAAATTATGAGAAATAAATAAGGTAAAAAATAAAATTTCATTTTAGATGTACCCTTATTAATTTTCTAATGTAAGAAGAGAGGTTTATTTCCCCCTCTTCATTTAGATTCTTTGCTACCAACTGACTGTATAAGTCAGAGGGCAAAGTAATTTTAATTTGATGCTGTTTAATCTTAGGCATTAGTTGTTAACCTCACTTGTATTAAGGTTATTAACTAAGTAAGTTGCGCATGCTTCTTTGTCCTTAGTCTCCATTTTGTCAATCTGGCTAACTACTTTTTTAAATAGTTCAAGCAAGTAATCTTTATTAGTTGCATAACTAACATTGAGATTATTTACACTATTTAGAACATGATCCATAATTGTTTGCTCATCTAAATAAATAGTTAACTCTTTGTTGTTATCTCTAATTGTTAAAGATGAACTATAAGAAGCAAACTCAAAATTAATGTTTAGTTTGTTTGCTCTTAGGGTTTGTTTGTCCTCGGTTGGGAATAAGTTAATTGAGTTCATGATTTGGGTTGAAAGTTTGATAACAGAATCTTTATAAAATAAAGACTCTTTAAAACCTATTTTGTTAATAGGCTTTAAGGAGTATTTAATTTTATTTAATTGTTTTGATTGAACCAGAATTTAAAGATCTAAAATAAAAATCTTTTAAAACTGTTTCAATAAATCTTTCTGATAAATAATCATCTTTGAACATTGTTTCTCTCATGTATTCCTTAGTTGATACATAGAAATTAGTTTGAGTGAATTGGTCGTAAGTCATGGTTGAAAGTTTAATTTTTGTTTTTAGTTAGTTATGTAGTCTGTAATTTTTTATTTGTTGTTACTCCAGAACTAAAAAAAGAACTAGAAGAATTGAACATATAAGAATAATTAAAAATACATAACTATATCTAGTATATCAGAAAGTGATATAAAAACACTACTAAATACTCAAGATAATATATTTATATTTTTTTATACTGCAAGTACAAAATTTTTACTTCTTTAAACTTTTATGGACTTCTTAGGACTGCTAGTAACTAATGTATTCTGTAAGGTACTTCTATGGACTTCAGAGGACTTCTAAGTACCTAGGGGGTGTAGTAGTACAAAATATTTTTTTATGGGCCAAGGCGGGTACCTTAAATATATATCGCCTAATTTTTTGGTTCTATGCGAATAGCTAATTCTGGAGCTTGAATGTTTACTGTCTCTACAGATTCACCTATTACTTTGCCTAAAGAGTCTAGGATCTGTGCTGCTGTCTGTAATTGACCTTTTTTAACAGCTTTATTGAATAATCTTATTCTCATTGCTTGTAGACGAGGTAATAAAGATTCTCTATCCTTTTCCCAATCTTCGTTATTCCAGACTTTCACTCTATTCCAATCTTGCCAACCTATTGTTTCTGAAACTCCTTCTATGTTTGCGTGTTCTATTACTAATTGACGAGTAGTTTTACCTTCTAGTTGACGAGCATATAATCTTTGAGAACGCTTTAGGACATCAGAGAAGGCTGAACGACCTTTCTTTTTTACTGGTTGTGGTATTGAGTTATCGTTAAAGTTTTCTGGGAAAGTAGAAGAAGCCACGGACTTACTTGCGAGATGTATTTATTGAAATAATAACCTAAAAGTAATGGAATAGGCTATAAATAGGGGGTATTAGTTGAAATTTCTGTTATTTTTAGGTGTATGGCGGTAAAAAACAAACCAGAAATCAGTTTAAGGTATGCACAGGGGGAGGTATTTAATTGTGATAAGAGATTTAGGGTGTTGGTTGCAGGAAGAAGGTTTGGTAAATCATACCTTTCCTGTATCGAACTGCTTAGAGGAGCTATCAATCGACCTGGCGAGGTATATTTCTATTGTGCTCCTACTTATAGGATGGCAAAGGATATTGCGTGGAAAGAACTGAAGAAATTAGTGCCGAAGGTGTGGGTGCAAAGTAAGAATGAGACAGATCTGAGGTTGGAATTAATAAATGGATCGACTATTGAGTTAAAAGGAACTGAAAATGCAATGGCATTGAGGGGTAGAAGTTTAGCTGGTGTTGTTTTGGATGAAGCAGCATTTATGGACAGAGATGTATGGGCTGAAGTTATAAGACCAGCGTTGGCTGATAAACAGGGATGGGCTTTGTTTATTAGTACACCTGATGGTACTGCCAGTTGGTTTTATGATATGTGGTGTTATTGCGGAGAGAAAGAGTGGGATGACTGGCAGAGATGGAGTTTTACTACTGTTCAAGGGGGTAATGTAGCAGCAGAGGAAGTAGAAGCAGCTAGAGGGCAATTAGATGCGAGAACATTTAGACAGGAGTTTGAGGCTAGTTTTGAGAAT